GAAAAATTAAGTTTATAGTATGACATCATATCCATGTGTGCCATACCTATGCGAAAAAACTTGACAGTCCCTCCAGAGTAACTTTACTCTTCTTCTTAGTCTTTGGATTTTTCACATCAATAGTATGAGAAAGTTTTGGCATGGTGCTAAAGAACTTTTCAATTTCTTTAAATTGTGTAGAGTTCAACTGCTCAAGAAAATCTTTCACTTCTTGAGGACTTACGTCACTTGTAGACCAAACCTCTTCATTATCATAAATTTTATCAATACAAGAACCAATCAATTCAAATGATTGATCCATGTCTGGGTTTTCAAATTCAAAATTATTTCTAATGAATTGTTCAAGAGAAGGATACTTCATATCCATAAAGTAGGTATCATCAAGTTTCACAGTTTTAGTATGCTCTTCATTTCTAATAACCTGAATCTCATCAAGATTAATAGAAACCTTGACCTCAGTCTCACCATCATCTGGGCATACAATATTAACCTCTACAACCTCACCAACAGACTTACCTCTAATATTGAGGAAAAGATATTCAATGTCAAAGGTTGGTAGTGTTTCAATCTTTACATCTTTTGAAAGAATACAATCAGAAATAACTGCTTTGATTGCTGTTGTAATCTGTTGTGAGTCTTCAGACTCAAGTGCAATGACTAGAAGTTTTTCTTCCTTTACTAGGAAGGGTCTATACTTAATTGTTTTTCCTGATGAAGGCAAATCCAACTCAAATGTTGGTGTAACAATCTTTGGTAAAGGCATGATATCCTATGATGAAGTCAGTGTGAATATTTAGGCAAGGTTCTGAGATGGTAGAGAAATTTCACCAAAATCATTCAAGAAATTCTGATTTAGAAGAAATCCAGTATTAGATTGTATTTGAAAAGGTTCAACTGGTATTTTTATTTTTGTATTTTTTGGCACTGTTGCTGATGATTTGTTTGAAGATGGAATAGTTGAAGAAGAAGTATAGGGTTCAGTTACATATCTTACAAAGGAAAAGTTTACTGTCAATCTAAGAACTTCAGTGCCACCATAATTAAGTTGCATGGCATTCATGGAAATAGGAAATCCCTCTACCAATGTGTACTTAATACTTTGAGACACTGATGTATCTCTTTCAAATTTATATAACTCAATTAGATTCTTTTCTCTATATCCACCATCTCCATCAGGATAATTCATCCTAAATCCATTTCTAAAATTTTTATAATTCTCATTATCTCCTCTATCACTAATTTCTTTTCCAGAAATGTAATCCATCCATCCTTCAAAGAAATGAAGAGTTTTATATTCAGAATCAACTAACATTTCAACTGCCATTTGATCATCATACATTCTTCTATATGCCATCTTTTCAGTAACACCCATATAATCAGATGTTACATCATGGGTTGCAAATGATGAACCAGGAAGAGTAGCACTGGTGCAAGCTATATTAATTCTCTCTCTAAGATTAGAAGTTATAGCAAAACCTTTTGTTCTCTGAATATGTGATTTTACACCATTAGGAACATTAATAGACAAAAAATAATTTGATGTGGTAGCTGAATGCATCAACTTATTTTTCAAATCATCTGTGGTGAATTTTTTTATACCTGCGCCAGATTCAGTAGGCATTTATAAATAAATTTGATTACCATACTATGTAGGAGAAAAGTGGGACAATCATTGAAAACAAAATATAAACCCACCAACCCTGACAAATATATGGGCAATCCCAACAATATTATTTGTAGAAGTTCTTGGGAAAGAAGATTTTGTAAAGAATGTGATACTAATCCAGGTGTTGTAAAGTGGGCAAGTGAAGAGTTTTCAATTCCATATGTATCTCCTGCTGATGGTAGAGTTCATAGATACTATCCTGACTTTCTAATTGAGAAAAGTGATGGTAAAAGATATATCATAGAGATAAAACCTGACCATCAAACTAAACCTCCTATAAAGAAGAGCAGGGTAACAAAGTCATATTTGTATGAATGTGCAACTTTTGAGATAAATAAAGCCAAGTGGAAGGCAGCATCTGAGTTTGCCAAAGATAATGGAATTGAGTTTCAGATAATGACGGAGAATCAAATCTTCCCAGAAAAACATCATACTAGGAAGAACTATGGAGCAAGAGGAGTATCTAGAAAGCGCAGAAAATAGATTAGAGTATGTTGTAGATGATATCATCAATAAAACAACTGCTGATGATAGAATGATTGCACTTCTTGAAGTTCTCACTGAAGTTGAAGTTATTCCTGATGTAGGAAGATATTACACTTTTGTATATCAACCAAAGACACCAAGAATAAGATATGATCAAAATCCTTTAATTGCTTGTGTATCTGTAGATAGATGGGGATTTAAAGGTGTTAATTATCACTGGGGTAAGTTTAGAAACTACACTTGGGATGAAGTAATTGGCAATCTTCATGTCATATACCCACTTGAGTTAAGGGATGCAAGATCTATTCCTTTTCAACATTTCCTAATAAATAATTAAATGCAAGGATGATCAATGGCAGCAACCAGTAACAACTCAAGTTTTTCAGAATATCTGGGTGCTCCTCTTGGCGAAACAATTTATGAATCTACATCAATAATTGATAATTATACTGACTCAGCAAATACATCTACTAAAAGAAAAACAAGTGTAAAAACAAGAGTCAATATTACTACTGGTGACATAGAAGTATATCATAAACTATCTAATGATACAGATTTTTTACTATCTACATTCAAAGTAGATGGTTCATTAGTTATTCCTGATACAGCAAGATTTAATCAGTTTTTTGATCCCTCACAACCACACACTCTTCTACAACTTGATAAAATAATAGATCTAGCAACAACAGAAGGATTAGTTAATGCAAAAATAAATTTAGATAATGCCAGTTATGAAACTTTAGCAAATACTGAATTATATAAATCTAAAGCAAATTCATCTGATGTTGAACCTGACATAACCATTACAGTTGAGGGAACCCCCCCAGTTACAGGACAAGGCAATGTAGCATATGAAGCAAGATCAATTCCTAGTAGTCAAAAAAAGTTGTTAAGGTATCCACTGACAATTCCAGATCTGGGATATGACTTTATTAAAATTACAGCATACAAATATGTTGCTGGTGGAAGAGAATCTCTTAAATTAAGTAATAGAAAAAGTGCAAAAGAAAGACTATTAGACAATAACACACCATTGGAAACAATTATTCTTCCAATGCAACCTAATTTCTCTGAATCTAATGCTGTTAATTGGGGTGGTGATAACTTAAATCCACTTCAAATGATTGCTGGTGCAGCTGCTAGGGGAGGGATAGAAACATTAGGAAATTTTGGTAATCTTGAAAAAATGGTTGAAGCAGCGGAAGGTGCCATTAAAGATATAGGAAATGACTTGACTGCAATGTTGAGTGATCCAGCAAGTGGACCAGCATTAGTGGCATACTTTGCAGGTCAAGCAGTTAATGCAAACATTCTTGGTAGAACAGCTGGTGTTACTTTAAACCCTAACCTAGAACTCTTGTTTAAAGGACCCAATCTTCGCACATTTGCTTTTAACTTTAGATTTACACCAAGATCAGCAGAAGAATCAGAAGAAATCAAGAAAATAATCAGAGTGTTTAAAAAGAATATGGCAGTTCAAAGGTCTACTTCAAATCTATTCCTCCTGACACCTAATATTTTTACTGTTGAGTACATTTATAATGCAAATGGTGAAAATGCAGGTGAGCAGCATCCATATTTAAATATTTTTAAACCCATGGCAATGACTAATTTGAATGTCAATTATACACCTGATGGCACATACATGACATATAATCAAACTGGTTCATTAACTTCTTATGACTTACAGATGAGTTTTGGTGAGATAGAACCAATTTATGCAGATGAATATGATGGTGAAAATGGTTCTGATGAAGGTAGATTTAACGACCATCAAAATATGGGTTACTAAAAATGGCAAATTACTTTTCCTATCTTCCAAACTTTGAATATGTTAATAGAATTCCTAGTGAACAGAGTATATCCTCATACACAGAAGTAAAAAATCTTTTTAAAAGAGTTAAACTGAATAATGATTTATTTCAAAATTTAACTAACTTTACAAAGTATCAGATTGTTGGTGATGAAAGGCCAGATAATGTTTCAAACAAAATTTATGGCACTCCAAATTATGATTGGATTATCTTATTATCAAATAATATCATAAACATACAAGATGAATGGCCTATGAGTAATAGGACATTTGAATTGTATATGAACAAAAAATATGGTGTAACAAATTATGATGGAATACATCACTATGAGTCCATAGAAGTAAAAGATTCTAGTGAAAGTTTTACTGTATTAAAAAAGGGACTTGAAGTCCCTTCTGATTATTCTATTACTTTTTATGATGGTGCTCTAGGAAAAGAAAGCACCATCACAAATACAAATTTAGGTGTTACTAATTATGAGTATGAATCAAGACTTCAAGATGATAAAAGAAATATATTCTTGTTGAGACCTGACCTTATTCAAACTGTAATTAAAGATATTAAGAAGTTGATGAAATATCAAGAAGGCAGCACACAATTTGTATCTAGAAGTTTAGTTCAAGGAGAGAACATAAACTTATTTTAGTAAACTATAATAAGAAGCAATTACAAGGAGGGTGAGACACCCTCTCTCATAAGTCCACCTCATGAGTCTGCAAGTTTAGCGAAGTAAGACATAGCGTCATCATCATCGTCATTAGAAGTGGGTGCTGGTTCAGTAACTTTTGATGCTTGGTAAGAATCTTCAAGCTTTCTGAGGACCTGTTCTTCTGTGACTGACTTCTGTTCTGCTGCTGCATAGTTATCATATTCTGTTTCCTCCTCTACTGGTGCTCTACGTGTTGACTTATTTCCAAGAACATAATCAAGACGCTTCTTCAGATCATCATAGGATTTAAATTGATCTGCAGCAGTGAAGGCAGCAAGTGAATACTGCTTCTTCCAAAGTGCCTCAAGGGCATCATCGTCATCCAGGAGTGGTCCAGGACTATCAAACTCAGAGGAGTCATAGTTCCAATAACCAGCAACCTTCTTCAACTTCAGTTTGAAGTTAGCACCTTGCCAGAAGTCAAAAGGATTGATTGGTGTTT